GCGTTGGGCTACAGGGAGAACCTGATCCAACGAACCCCGTAGAAGTAGAGTTGATGAAGAAGGCAGCAGACGTTGCCCTCGCCATCACGGGGAAGGTGAAGTTCTAATGGCAACTAACGAAGAGGAGTTGGCTCCGCAGCCAACGTTCCTAGAGCGACTAAACGTCAAGGCTGTTCGTGCAGTACGCGACTACGCTGTTCCACTTGGAGCACTAGCCGCTGGACTCGTGACCAACCTAGTACCTCAGCCATTCACGGCAGTTGCTGTGATCTTTGTTGTACTAGCAGTGCTTGAATATGAGCGTTGAACTTAGCCCACTCGCAGCGCACGGCGCAGCGGCACGGGTAGCACTAGCGAAGATGGATATGTTTGTCGGTAATGCGAAGACCGATGAAGAGTATAGAGCCGCCGTAGTCAAAATGGTTACGGAAGGGCTGGTGCCCAACGACATGGTTGGCGCACTGCTAATGGGCGTAGAGCACGCCGCAGATATACTGCGGAACGAGATGCGCCTAACAAGCAAGGAGGACTGAGATGTCCAACGCACTTACGCGACAGGTAATTGCCCTCAAGGAAGAGGGCAAGTCGTACACGGCAATCGGTAAGGTTGTCGGTATGAGCAAGGACGCAGTGCAGAAGATGTACAAGCGTTACCTTGAGGGTGATGACTTTGAGGGGAAGGCTGTGAAGCAGCCTGCCAAGAAGGGCTATCACACCAAGTCACCAGAGGGATACATCGGACCGACGATTGCGTTCTACGACATTGAGACGACGTACTCCGCTTGGAGCCGCATCCTCTCCGTGTGTATCGTAGACGGCTTCGGCAACCTAGAGATCTTCCGACTGGATGATCCTAAGTACAAGGGCACTTCGTGGACTGACGACTCAGTTCTTGTGAAGGCAGTCAAGGAAAGCCTCCAGTCCTACGACATCGTTGTCGGCTGGAACAGCATGCTCTTTGACCTACCGATCATCAACGCTCGCCTTGTGGCAGCGGGTGAAGATCCTTGTAGCCCAGTCATGCACGTTGACCTGATGTACAAGGCTACTGGCTCGGCGGTACGAGTCGGACGCAAGAGTCTGGACAATGTGTCCAAGTACTTTGGCGTGCAAACGAAGAAGACCCCGCTTGATCCGCGCATCTGGGATCGCGCTGACCACGGGGATAAGGCATCGTATGAGTTGATCATTGAGCACAACATTGCGGATGTCTTCGTGACCCGCGATGTCTACGGCAAGTTGAAGCGCCTCATCCGAAACATGCACCGAGGTGGTTGATATGCAGGAAGTTATTAACGTTCTCGCTCCAGTACTCGCTACGGCAATCGTTGCACTTGTTGCACTTGTGCTCCGCTCTGCGGACAGGTGGCTCAAGGCTAACGTTACCGCACGAGAGTATGGTATCCTTGCGGCTATTGCTGGCACTGCAGTGTTTGCTGTAGAGAAGCAGTTCCTTGGGGAATCAGGTGAACTCAAGAAGGCACAGGCTCATCAGTTCGTTGATAGCCTTCTTGCCAACAGGGGTATCAAGGTGGACTACGATGCGGTAGACGCGGCTATTGAAGCGGCGGTATACCAGCACTTCGGGAAGTAGTGAACATGACAGGCTGTGGCTTCCTCCCCACAGCCTGTCCCTATTTCTGGAGGAGCGCCTGAATCAGCGCAGCCAAACCAGAAGCAATGCCAGTAGCGATTCCCGCCTTCCACTTGTTGGATAGTTCCACAGTTCGGATGTCGGACTTGGCTTGCGAAACTTCTACATGCCGCAGCCGCTCATCAATGCGATCAAGTCGCGTGAGCAATTCGGTTCTTACATCATTCACATCGGACCTCACTTCCGTGATCCCGTCAATAAGGGCTTTGTAGTTTGCGCTTGTCATAGCACTGGCTTCCGTGGGAATAGCGGTGGCGGTGTCACCTCTGGTGGAAGCGTTGGCTGTGGCGGCGTGATAATACGTGGAGGTGCAACGATAGGATCTGGTTGCGGTTCTCCACCAACTATACCACGACCAGGTGCGCCACGCATTTGATCAAGCGTACTTCCCTCATCTACAGTCTTCGGAGTAGGGTCAAGATCGGGCAAGATTTTACCAGTAGGATCTGGCGTAAGAGGCGTTTCCTTTCGGATGAGGAACTCTTTCTCCATACGTTGTGAGAATGCAAACGCCATGTACTCAGCACCGTTATCGTTTGCAATCCACTGTTGTGCAACAAGTGTTAGATCCTTTTTAAGATCAACTGGAAGATCCACAATGTACACAGTCAAGTCATCGCCTACAGTGTAACCGTCAAATGGAGTAATCCAGTTTGGCTTAACGTTTACCTCTAACGTAAACAGCCGATCAGGATGCGTGTTGTATCGGAACTGTGCCGAGTAATCAATCTCGTTGCGCTCTTCGTTGGTAACCTCAATACGCTGGATGAGCAGGTACTGATCGTAAAGATCTGCGTCGGTGTCGCCATTGTAAGGGCTGCTTGTAAGGCTTGAGCCAATGTTAGATCGGTTGATGACTGATGCTCGGGTAGACATCTGGTCAAGGTTGTCGCTGAGTTTGTACTGCTTGACGTTCACGCCATACTGCAGCCACCAACCTGGCTTGACAATGTCGGTGATGGTGAGGTGGCGGTAGCGCAAACCGACGTTCATAGTTTCAATTGCTGCGGCTGGCAAGCCAATGTTTGGGTTCTCAAGGATGACCTTGTTCGTTGTTCCTGCCATCAATAGGTCGGAAAAGGCAGAGATAGCATCAAGGCAATTCTGCCCAGACACCTGAATGCTCTTGGTTGCAGACGAGGTAGCGGATGAAGATGGGTTGGATACGGAATAATCCCTGAAGAGATCCGTCGGCGACTCGCCCCAGCCCAAGTCAATCACCGAATTTGCTAGGGTGGAAGATGCCGTGCCCGTCCACGCGCTTGCCGTTGATGCCGACTTAACCTTGAAGGTAGTGCCAGTTGTGGCGGTCACTGTTGATAGCGTGCAGTCTAATCCAGTCGTCCCGACCACGGTAACGACATCTCCACCACGGAATGGGTGGGAGGCTGCGGTGTAAGTGATCTCGCCAGATGCAACGCTTGCAGCAGTCACCGTTGCGGTTCGCCCAGTACGCCGCAGGATAGAGTCATGGAGTTGTGAGAGGGTTACGGATACGTGCGAGTAGGTTGCCCCCACCGTATCTGTGAAGACCATGCTTCGGTTAAGCATTCCTAGTTTATCAATGCCGTAGAAGAGCGTCTCGTTCCTACCCTCTTCCTTGCGGGTAATGAGTCCTTCGGTCATGACTCGGTAGTAGCCAGCCCACTTATCCCATCGGCAGATACGGAAGAAGGTCTTCTGCGGATCAATCACCTCAATCTGATCGTGTGTGTTGACTAGCGTAAAGAAGCATTCTCCAGCACCGTTGACTTGCGTGCCAACACCAATGTTCTTAGCGTCAAAGAGTACCGCAATAGGCTTTGGGTCAAACCCGTTGAGCGATGCAAGGATAGAGTAAACCTCTACACGGTACTTGCTACGCGTTGGAGTCTGCGTTGTGGCAAAGTTTGTGTTACCCGTTAACGGTGGCGGCGCGGTTGACGTGTTTGTTGGAGCAGTAAACGTTTGCGTCTCCGACCAATCGCTCACTGCACCAGCCGCATCTGTTGCGCGCACGCGCCATTTATAAATAATACCAGAGGTATAGTTAGTCATAGGGGAAACAAAGGAAATCGTTGTGGCAGTTACTTCTTGATCCGTAAGGGTAGTAGAGAAGTCCTCGCCCTCAGTGATCTGAATACCAAAGGACTTCATTGTGTCACCAGCATCTGGGTCGTTGAAGTTGGCGGTGAACGTAATGTTTGCACCTGCCTGCAGCGCACCGCTATTAGGACTTAGGCTTGTCGGAACAGTTGGGGCTTGGTTAGTTGTGTAGGTAAGGACAATGGTTGGAGCATCGGTGGCGTAGGTGGCAGCACCTTCTCGGCTGTAGTACTCCGCCGCTTGGCTTGACCCTGTTGCGCTCATCTTTAGCAGCAGCCCGTTATTGGCTAGTCCCTCTCCCGCTACGCCCGTCGTAGACCCCACTAGGAGCGACGCTGGCGCGATCTTTAGGATGAATGGTAGGATATCGTACTCGTGCAAAACCTTGTTGGCTACGGTCCCGCTAAGGGCTTTGCTTGCAATGACAGTAGCATCGTAATGCGTGCCTGCCGTCTTGAGTTTCTTGTCCCAGTTCTGGGTAGTAGAGGATTGCCATCCTAGCCCCGTACCTGGATCAGACCCAGGAGACTCCGTAAAGGAAACCAACGAGCGGTGGATGTTTACAGTACGCGATCCAGTATTTGCAGACTGGTTTAGTGTGGTGCTGACGTTAAAGTATCGGAGTTTAAGTGTCGCTCCAGTGATTTGCACCGCTCCAGTAAGGGTAGAGAAATCAATAGGGATCTTAATCAAAGAACGAAACGATAGACCCCCGCTTTCAGTAACTCCTACTGGGCTAGATCGGTATACGCCATTCCAGAAGTCTGGTGCATCACTTGCTTCAACCCTTGAAGGACTCGTTCCAGATAGAGTTGTATAGCCACTCGCGTCCGTTACGCTGGTATTAAATGTTGACGTTGCCACCTAGAACCACGCTTCTCGCCACGACAAAGTTGCCGTGTACCCCGTGGTGATATCAGCAAGCGTACTAGAATTCTGGATGCGCACCTTAACAACCGTTGGCGTTACCCCATCGTCTGAGTCTCGCATCGGGTGGATCTGTCCAAACGTTGCACCAGAGTTAATGACAATAAGATTCTGGGACAGGATAGAAGAGATGACACTTCCTGTTTGCTCGCGGGTGTAGACAACCTGATCTTTAAAGTCAATTAGGATAGATCGGGTAATGCTTCCGTCGGTGCCAAGTGTCTTGGTTACAAGCAGTTCTAGCGGTGTACCGTTTAAAGTAACGGTGATCTTAACGTCTGTGGTCTGGCTGCCAGTCGCAGTAATAAGAAGTTGCGGATCAGCATCTGCCGCACCATGGTTTGCTACGTTGGTATTGGTATTAGTAATCGGAACATTCAGAGAGTTTAGGGAACTTGCGTACTTAAAGGGGTACTTCATCAGCCACGACAGCGAGATACGACTAGCGTATCCTAGTTCGTCAGAGCCAGTAATGGTACTGCTGTCTACCTGAATAGCAGGCAACTGTGCTGGTCGTACAACGCAGTACGCAGACAGCGATCCGTCAGGTGGGTAGTTGGTTACATCTGGGGTAAGCATTGTAAACTGTAACTTCCTAAACCCGTCTGTCTGGATGTATCGGTTTGGCAAGAAGCGCATTGCGTTGATAAGAACCTGCATCCGATTGTACAAGTCTAGTCGGGTAGCGCCATATACCCAGACCACAGCATTCAGAATGCGGCGACCCACGTACGCTTCCGTTGCGTCTACGCCGTCATCAGTAGAGCGAGACTCCTCGTAGCCGACAGGGTTAGATCCGCCAAAAGTAAACGCGTCTACAAGATATCCGCTAAGCGGCACGCTGCCGCCAGCCAAACTTTGCTCGCCCACGAGGGAGTTTAGATTTAGCGCATGACCAGCACCGTCCTCAATAGTGACTGGCAGCGATAGATCAATCATGAAATTCTTCGCATCTTGCGCAACTTGCCGCGTTCCTGCGACCATCGGTAGCGTGCGCTGTTAGCCAGTACAGCCAACTCGCTAATGCTAACGTTGTTTGCACCAGAAGAAACCTGCCATTGCTGGAAGGTTGCTCGGTTGATCATCAGTCGCGAGAGAGCCTCAGCCGTGCAGAAGACGCGGACGGCATCCTGCTCACGGGTTGTTAGGGTTGTCGCGGTCGCGTCGCTGTCAAGCAACGTATGATCGGCGTAGCCGTAGATACGAACGACTACTTGCTCGTAGCCCCCGCCGTTGTAACTAACTGGCAGAGTGTACTTCTCTGGTAGGCGGACATTGCCCTGCCAGAACGACCAGCCGCTTGAAGATCCTTCTCCGTTATCAGGTGGCAACGTCTGCCACACCATTCCGTCTACGGTAAGGACCTCAACCCTGAAGATGTTTCGGAATGTAGTTGTTGGGTCAACAATCTTTTGCAAACCAAACTGTGAACCTAATGCTGCAGCAGTCCACGTTACGGTCTCAACTGCTTCGCGTGGCGACAAGTCAGATACGGCATTGATCCCAGCATTGATCAGATCGTTTAGTTCTGTATCAAGCCAAGTATTCCCGTCAACGTCACGGAGTTCTCGCCTAATCTGGATTCGGATATCTGCTCTAGTTGCCATGCTATCTCCTTATGGTCGCAAGGGGCTGCCCGCCAGCAGCCCCCCGCTTCCTAGTTACTACGCGCCGAGCGTTGCGCCCGTCTCAAGACGAACGTACTTCGCACCAGCAAGGTCAAGCAACTTCGCGCCGAAGCGCATCTTCCAACCAGCAATCGCCATCTGAGCGAGTGGGTCGGAGTGATCTCCGCCTGGGGCGGTGAAGTATGCCTGAAGAGTCTGCGAGTCACCAACGGTGTACGAATCAGGACCAAAGAAATGGGCTGAGTACACGTTAGCATCGTTTGCGCCGCCGCTTGCGCCCGTAAAGACCTTAGCCCTTGACGAGACCACAAAGCGAACGCCAGCGAACTTACCAATCTCACCAGTGATGAGAGGGGTATTGTCCACGTACTTGTTAGCCTCAAGCCAACCATTGGCAGTCGTATCTGAAATCAGATCGTACTCCTGGAATGGATGGATGATGCAGCGGTACGTGCCGTCGGCAAAGGCTGGGACGTTCGCTGCCTTGAGGGAAGCAACCGTCTTCTTTACCTGCTCACCCGTAATACGAGCCGTCGCGGTAATCGTACCACGAGCGGTGTTTGCGGTCTGAGCGCCAGTGCTTGCGTTAATGTTTGGAGCGTACCGAACATTGGTTCCCGCAGCCAGAACATCGCGCACAACAAGGTCCATGGTCTCAGCAGCCTGACGCGCAAGGCGGTCAGAAGCAACTGAAATCAAGTCGTGTGGCGAGTCCAACTGAGCGAGGTCGGTAATTGAGAGCGTCTGACCGTACTGCAATGCGCTGAATGCGTCGGACGAAATGCTCATGCTCTGTGAGGTTGGCGGAACGCCTTCCCCAAGAACCGTGGTATTTGCGCCGAGGTCAGAATAGCGAGCGAAACGAATCTGGTTCGTGCCCTTTACAAAGCGACCATGAACGTAGGCATCTGGGTTGGCGTGAACCAACCGAGCGCGAAGTTCCTGCTCAGCCTTAGCCTGAACGAGATCCTGGACGAGAGCCGAAAAGTTCGTCGTACCAGTATTTACATAAGCCATGATGTGGCTCCTTTACTTAACTATTACATCCCTAGAAAGGGATTTCCCAACTTCTTCAACTCCTCTTCAATGTCTGCAATCGTCCGCTTTCCAGTGGGCGTTGAGTCCTTGCGAGTGTTGAGCGTTGGCTTACTAACAACATTTGTTCCAGCGTCCGATGAAATACCCTTCTCTTCGTCCTGCTTACCCTTGATGTCAGCAAGGAACTTCTCAAAGGAGACTGCACGAGCCTCCTCATCAAGTCCTGCCGTATCAGCAATAAACTGGGCGTATGACGGGGCAGACGCTCGGATACGCTCCATACGGGCGTACTCCTTCGTCTGGTTTAACTCGGCTTCCAGGGTTGCCAACTTCACTTGAGCCTTCTCAAACTCGGACATGTTTGCTTGCTCTTGTTCAGCCTTCCACCGCTTAAGATTCTCTGCTTCAGTCTTAAAGACTTCCAGAGACTTCTGTGCTGCGGTCAACGCCTGGTCCTTACCAGCGAGACGCTTCTTCCAAGTGGCAACATCGTCCGCCTCTGGAGTGGCTTCAACAGCAGCACCTTCAACGGGGGCTACTGGCTTCTGCGACTCTTCGGTGGTCGTTACGACTTCTTCGCTCATCTGTGATTCTCCTTCTTATTCGTTCCTAAGGAAATCGCCAAGACTTTCTACGGCGTTTCCAATACCACTACCAACGGCTTCAATGATGCCGCCTTCTTCTTCTATTGTATCAGAGGCTTCTGAGTAGAGTTGTCTGACTGTTGAAACTACTCGTCCAGGACCAGAAAGATTCTTCGTCATAGTCTCCAAACCGTAAAGAGCGGACTCAACAGGATCCTTACCCTCGTCCAGTGCTTCTACAACTCGGCGCACTGGGGCGGCAACCGAAACGCTAATTTCTGTTGGCAAACCTGGAATCAATACGCTTGCAAAGAAGTACGTCAGGGCGCTTGGCTTCTGCTGTTCGGCGTTATCTTCAAGCATTGCATCGCGGATCTTGCGAACAGAGTTGAACCCGACAAGAGGGGCAAACTGCCCCCACGACTTGGCGGTGAACTTCCCACCGCTTGCAAGGTTAAGCATAAGTGTCCACGGCGCAAGCACAGCGCCACTCAAGCCACGGGTTGGGCTTAGATACAGTGCTCGTAGGTACTCTGGGAACACCTTTCCAAACATGTACGAAACTGGGTATGCGGCAAAGACTGGGTGATTTAGTGATCGCTCCAGCACGTTTCTCTGGGTGTTGAAGTAGTGTGTCTTCTCAGCGTTGCGAGCAGCGCCAGTGAGCGCATGGAAGATTGCGTTCCATCCAGTCTCTTCCTCTACCCGCGCCTCACGGATCTTCAGGAGGTGGTCGGCAACTCGCTGTGCAAGACCTGGGTCTGCCGTCTCGCCATTCATAAAGGCGGTAATCTCGTTAGAAATTCCTGGCAGCATTTCCTTGCGTCGCTCCGAGACAACAAACAGATCGCCAATTTCGCGAGCAGTCTTCTTAGTCACTCCGTCAAGACCAAGCACCATATCTTCTACGGTTTTGCGTCGCGCAGTTGCAGCAGTAAACTCTGCACGCAATCGCGCACGGGCATCAGCAACCTGAGTCAAGGCAGTCGTAATAATTTCCTTGGACTGCTTTGTCAGTTTACCAGTCTTGCCCGCAAACTTTAGATTTTCTGCAGCATTAGCCAAGCCATTCGCTGCATCGGATAGACCAGCAATTGCTTCGTCCGAATAGCCAATTGCACGGGCATCCCCAGTAAGCACGTTGATTGCAGCCTGCAGATCGCGCAGCATCTTTCCATTTACGTTTGGGTTGGTTGACGAGCGAAGCGTTTTACCAGCATCGGTGGCAGCCTTGTCAAGTAGTTTAAGAACGTCGTCATCAAACCTACGACCGAAGCCAATGCCAAATGGCTTCTGGCTTTCAAAGAGTGCGCGTGATGCAGCCTCACCTCGGATGGCAGCCTGACGCTCACGAAGGAATAGTAGTGTTGCTGCTCGTGGATCTCCATTGGCTGCGCCGAGGAATAGGTTCCATGCAACTGGATGTACTGCAGACATGCGCCCAGCAAAGTTTTCAGCAAGGTCGTCAAGTCCTTCTGCTGCTACGTATTTCAGATAGTCAAGGTTTTTAATATCTGTATAGTCACGACCAAGACCAGCCTTAAGCGCGGTCACAAATCCCTCATTGCCGCGACCAAAGGTTAGGATCTGCTCAGCAGCGTTTGCCCCATAGTATGCGTGCAGCAAACCCATCTGCTGGGCGTAGCGCAGTTCGTCCCGCGAAGATACGAGAGACTCGGAAACAATTTCGGTAGCGTCAAGTTCTAGTGGCTCACCCGTGTATGGGTCTCGCACCTTGTACTTACGCTTGTTTCCATAGCGAACAATGTCATTGACTTTACCAATATTCCATTCGTCTTGGTAGCCACGAATAGTATTCCAGAACTTAGACTCAGTAATGTCCTGGATAGAGAAGACTTGGCTGGTCTTAAACTTTAGCATTGGGTAAAGCATATCGCCGATAAGAGTGTACGTGTCGCCGCCGATTGCCTTGTTCTTTAGATATCCTGTAAACTTTGTGCTGACACCAACCTTCTTCCAGTCGCCCTCCGCAGCGTAGAAGATCATGCGTCGGAGGCTGCCATTCTTAACTTGCTCAGCAAATCTTTGTGCTGCCTGTGGATCTTTCTTGCGAAGTTCAAAGTAGAACTCATCAAGAACACTACCCTCAGACCCGCCAAAGTTTCGGATATCTCCCTTGATTTCCTGCCGCATAGAGGTTGATGCCTCGCCAGACTTGAACGAACGGTTGACAAGAGACTTATGCAGTGCAACGATTTCGTCGCGGCTTAATGGGATATTGTTTGCCGTAGCGTATTCCTGCATTCGGACAAGCACGTTTGCAAACGTTCCAGCGGTTGACTTCTCGGTCATAAGCATGTCTAGGGCGCGACCTAGCGTATTGCGGTTGCCAAAGGCTACATCCATCTTACCGCCAGTAATTGGAACCCACATATCAACGCCAAGTCGGTATACGTCCTTGACCTTCTGGTCAGAGTACACCTTGCTCGTAACGCTTGCAGCCGTCTCTGGCTCTAGAACGAGTCGGTATCCACCACGTTCGGCAGAGTCTTTCATCTGCTTGAGTTCTGGTAGTGAAGCAGAAATGCCCTTCCAGTTGGTAATAGGAACTTCCTTAAGCAGCGCACCCTGGCTGACGATCTGCTCTAGTTCCTTAGCAACCATCTTCACCACCTTATCTGGATCTTCGTTGGCTACCTTGAGTAGGGTCGGGGCGTGGAATCGCTTGCGAAGGATGCTGAACTGGTAGACAGCATTGACAGCAGCCTGTGCCTTATCCGAAATGTCTAGCGCCTCGTCCCCTAGTTGCTTAGCAATTGTGCTCGCATCAACATCAGTAAGGGTATCTCGCGCTACAACGGTCAAGCGCGGAACCTGATCCATAATAATTGCACGAGTCTTAATCGGCAAGCCAGCGGCAAAGGCTTCCCCAGCCTGATTGATACGCTGCAGAAGGCTTGTCTTCGCTGCACCAAACGACTCTGCAACTGCACCGAAGCGAATCTGTTGCGAAGCGTACATTGCCTCAGAAAGAGATCGCAGTAGCGACTCGGTATTCTTTGGCTTGCCGATGTCCAAGAGGATAGCAGCCCATGCTTCTTCCGCTGCGCTTCTGCCCAGAACTGGGGAAACGTTCTCAACAAATTCGTAACGAGCAATCTGTACGCGCTCAGCATCGTTTGCGCCATTTGCCAAAGTCGTAACGTTCTCGGATACGTAGAAGTCTTTCTGCGTACCAAGGATGCGCTGAACTTGAATCTCGTCCAGTGACCGAGCATCCTCAGCAACTGCGCCGACACGGTTCTTTCCGATGTTCTGGTTAATCATTGCAGCGGTATCATCATTGGCAATCGCGTCAGCAAGCGCGGCGCGGTTCATTCCAGAATCGGTGTACTGCCTATGAAGCATTTCCCAATGCGCACGAATCTCAACACGAGTTACATCTGAAGTCTGAGACTGCAGCGATACGGCTCGCTCAAAGCGTGCATACCCAGCAACGTCATCAACTCCCTCAGACTGAGCAATAATCTGTGCCTTCTGCAGGGCAGCAGAACGAACCTCTCCGTAGATCCGACGTGTGACAATTGCAGCGCCAGCATCCATCGTAACGTGGTGGGCAGCAGAGCCAATAGCGGCGGTAATTGCGTCAGAGCGACCAGCCCTTTCTGCGGCGTTAAAGATATGGCGCAGAACGTTGCCGCCCATAGCAGCAATGTAGTACGGCATAGTCTTGCCGAACATTGCCTGAGCAGCACCACGGGTAACTCCGCTTAGACCACGAGATGTTCTCGTGTACATTTTTCCAAGCAGTTGCTTCCCACGTCCGCTGTTAAGCCAGTCAAGGTCTGCCTGATTTGCTCCTGCACGGGCAACAGCATCTACGCCAGAACTATGCGCAGAGTCAGTGTAGCGAGACTGAATGTCTGAGGCTCGCCGACCAACGCTGTATCCCTTGCCTACTCCAGCCATAATAAGGTTAAACGGGTCCAAGAAGATGTTGGCTAGAAGATCGTGGGCAACGCCACCGCTGAGACCAACGCCATCCTTAAGCATCTGATCTGCGACTTCGGAAATACTACGCCCACCAGCAACAGCGTTAAGATACTTACGGTCAACTTGATTGTCGCCATATCGCAACGCATTTACCAGCCGTGCTTCTGCGATAGGCTGAGCAGCAATGCGGAATGGAACCTGCGTTAGATCCGCAAGCCCAGTAAGCGCACCAGCAGCAACACCGCCAATTGCACCTAGTCCGTCGCCAACAACTCCTGGAGCCTTGCCGACAATATCAACGTTAAAGACTCCAGGACGTTCTGATTGAGGGACGTACTCGTCACCTACTGGTGCTGGAATTCCAGGACCTTGTACCACTTAGACTGCCTTTCTTGCGACGCGCTCAACCCCTTGAACCTTCTTACCCTGCGCACCAGTTGATGCCGACTGCGGCGTTGTTGCGGAGGCAGTTGGCATGTTGCGCATAAACGTTCCAAGCATTGCTTGATTTTCTCGCGACTTTTCAATTGCTGAATATCCATCAATGGTTGGGTTCTTTACTGGGGTAACTGGCGGCTTAGTCGTGGTTCGCTTGAGACCATCCCTGGTCGGTCGCATCTGACCTTCGCCAGTTTCTGGTGCAAGCCGTGCGGCACGTGCCGCAGCAGCCGCTTCTCGGCGAGCCTTTGCAGCGTCAATTGCTTCGCGAAGGTTCAAGCCGCCCCTACTTGTACCAGCAGGACCCCCTGGAATGCCGCCGCCGCCAACACCACTACCATCCTCGTTTGGAGCAGAGCCACCACCTTCTGGTGGAACATACCCTGGAACTCCGCCTGGGGGTGGTGCGCCAGCATCAATAAGTTGCTGCGCCTCTCGGATAACTCCAAGAAGTTCTTCACCAAGAGAGCCAGTAATGTTTGTCCAAACCTGATTCTCTCCTACGCCTTTGCCAGCAACAAAGACGAGAACCTCACCGTTTGCGCCAGTCTGGGTCTTGATCTTTCCTGCATCAAGAAGTTTGTAGAATCCTTCAGTTTCTAGATTTGCAAATGTCGTTGGGCTTGTGTAGCCACCATTTGTAACTAGTTTACTCCAGAAGTCAGAGTCCCCGTTAGTAATATCAGTAGTGTTCGCGTTAAATCCGTTTCTTGATTGGTTCATTGCCGCAACAAACGCTGCGCTTGCAACAACCACTGTATTATTACCAACCTGACGCAACGGGATATTTCCCATACTCATACCCATCGTTGCAAGAATTGTTGCAACATCTGCTGCCCCGACAACCCTCTCAACGCCATTACCTGACCCAGGAGCGTTAAAGAGAACAACCTCAATAGGATTGCCCTTATCGTCAGTAATAACGCTAATCCAACCGACGGTTGCAGCCTTTAGACCAGCGTCAGTTGTATTGCCGCTAAAGGTTGAGTTAACAATACGGTAACGAGCATAAACGGCTGAGTGCTGAGTATCAACGGTTACGTCACCAAAGGAATTGCTAACCATCGTCGTTCCGCCCATGCCTTGGCTATTGTCATAGGCGGATACGTCTTCCGACACAGCAGTTGCGACTCGCTCGCCAGTAATGCCGTCAATGTATACCTCACCACCACCAGCGTTAAATGTTCCTTGCTGGCTGTAGATCAACGCAATGGCTTCGGAGATAGATACATCTCCAGAGTCAACGCGTGGGTTAATGAGCCTTCCAAGTTGGCTACCAACCGCAAGTGCGCTTTCCCCACCTGGTCCGCCATCAAGGTTTCCACTCCACTCGCCGTAAACCATGACACCTTGCTTTGGCTGCTTGCCACTTTCAAACAGGTCTGCCTCTGCCGTTAGTGCAGTCCTAACTGCGGTGTTTCCAGTTGTTCCAGCCAGCGTACGGATTGCCTTACCAAATGCCTTAAGCGCATTAACGCGAGCATTGATATCGTCTGGGTTTGCCTCTAGCGCGGTTTCTAGCGTAGTGCGAGCATTGTCGTACGCATCCTCAACCTTTAGGTTTGGAACGTTGTTAAAGAGCGCCGTGGCACTTGTTACGTAGTTACGGATGGCAATCTTGTTAGAAGCACTAACGTTAGGATTATTCTTTGCCCAGTTATTTGCAGAGACGGCAGAAGCCTTGGTGTCGGCAATAACAGCATAGATGGTGTCGCGGTCAATCTCTACAACCTTACCGTCTACCGTAATGCTTGTTGATCCACCGTTCATGGCAATTGCCATATCAATAGCATTGTAGGCAGCATTAGGATTTGTAAGCAGCAAGTTTGCAATTCCGCCCTCACCAGTATTAACGCCCATCAAGGCAAGCGCGTCGTCAATATCGTAGAGAGCGCCGTAGACCTCGGTATCCATACCAGAGATACGCTTGTTGCTGGACTCTTGACCAATGTTTGACTTGCTATTTGCTTCGTAACCCTCAATGGTTCGGATATTATCTAGGAGATCTACGCCAGCCTCGCCACCTTCTAGCCCCTGAGCCTTCAACTTGTCATAGGCTTTGCGAAGAATGTTCAACTGGGCAACATACCCTTGCAACTTCTGAGAATCGGTAGTTCGTGAAACGCTTGCCCAAATAGCATTTGCCTGAGAAACGGCAACTGATACTTCAGCCTCGTACTTTTGACGATTGATCTTGTCTGCCATATCTGGGTTTGCCCGAGCAACGCTGTCGTAGATCTGAAGGAACTGTTCGTAGTTTGCGCCACCGTCAAAGTCAATTGTCTTGCCGTTGAATGTAATTTTCCCACTAGCATTAAACTGGTTCCTTGAGTTGTCAAAAAGCATCTGGACAGCAGTGCTCAATTCCTTGCGTAGTTCTGCTTCGTCGTCTGGGTTTAGCGTTGGGTCTAGAAGCATTTCCTGAATTGCCGTAACCATCTTTCCATAGTCGCCTTTCTCGGCTCCCATCTCAGCCAAGTCTGCATCCAACTTGTTGAGGGTTCGCGTGCGGTTTGCCTTGCGGACTGCACGGATCATGTCGGCAATACTCTGACCAGTTCGTGTATCCTCAGTCGTTCCAGCCATCAACTTCTTCAGTTCGGCAATAGCAGTCTGAGCATCAATGACAGTACCGTCTAGGGCTTCCTCATTAATGTACGCGTCGTAGATGCGATTTGTTCGCAGGGTAACGAACTCTGACGCAATGCTTGAGATAGCACTTGACAACGAGCCGTTACCCGTAAGTGCGCGACCAAACTGTCCAGTTACTGCCATCTCTTATACTCCTTGCTGCTGACCAAGTTGCTCGCCCATTAGAGCGGCAGCACCCTCGGCTGGATTCTGTGGCTGAGCCTCTGCCGCTCCAGGCGGAATGAGGTTCTGATCGTTCATTGACTGACTTCCCTGTGGCGGTGGATTCTGACCGCGCATTGCAGCCATTGCCTGATTTTGGTCAAGAGGTGCATTAGGATCGCCAATGCCTTCTGGTGCGCCAAGACCAAGTTGCTTAAACGCACCGACCACGCTTGCCATCGTAGAGACGGCGGCTGGGTTAAGCGTTGCATCTGTCTGCTCGTCGCGGATAATTTCCTTCTCGTTCTGCACATCGTCCACGCCGACACGGTCCATTGCGCGCTCTGCGCTCCAGATACGGTTCTGCACAAGACTGATCGCCGTATTTGCGAGTTCAAGCGTATCTCGTGGGGTAAGTTCAGGTGGCGTAATCTCAATACGGTAGTGACCGTTGATGATCATAGCAACTGAAGGATCCTTCTCTTCCCAGATCTTAGCAGCAACCTTCCACACTTCCTTAATCCACTTGTAGAAGATCTTGCGCTTAGCGGCAATGCGCTGCTCGTAGTTTGCAACAAGCGACGCAATAGCACGCGACGATCCAAGTACAGAGGACGGAGCAACGCCGAGTAGCAAGTCGTTCAAGCCAGAGACAACCGCAAGTTCGCGGTCAATACGCTGGTTGTACTGCTCAATCTGAATGTTTGGAATAAACGGCTGGATTGGTTCAATACGGTTTCCAGCCCCAGGAGCAGCGATACGACCTGGCTTTGGAATTGCGTTGGCTGGAACTTCCTCTGGCGCATCCTGCCCAATCAACTGGAACATCTGTCCGCCAACAACCTGCTGAATAAACTGGGCAGCCTGAGTAATACGCTCGTCTTTCTCGCGAAGCAACTGCTCTACGTCGTAGAGTTCTGGCTTGCCGTATGGCGACCCAGGAATGCGAGAGTTGACAAGTGGAAGGTATGGTAGTTTGCCGTCAAGTTCTGGGTGCTCGGTTTCGCTAACAAGTTTGTTGCCAACAAAGACGCAGTTGTAGACACGATCTTCCTTATCGTTTACTGGGACCTTGTACCAGTAGTCAAAGACTGAGATCTGCATGCGCTCGTAAGCCGTATCTCGTCGGTCAACCATGCGCTCAGCAGAAGCAGCCCACGCCTGCATCAGCGGATCAAGATGATCGCTGGAGTTTACATATGGGAAGTATTCGTTTCCATCCTTCATTGGGATAACGTCAAGACCAAACTCATCCTGCACAGCCTGCGGAGAAAGTCCGTAATGGTACAACGCCCAGTCAATCTTAGTGTAGTCGGATGCACCGTAACCGAGGTATAGGTTCTCTGGTGAAGAAACTACGCTGACCTTTGGAATACCATCGTTTTCATTCCATTCAATCTTGGCGGCAGTATCACCGTATAGCGACTTGTACAGAGCGGCATCTTCCATAATGATATCCAGATCAGCCTCTTCCCACCATCGGAGGAATAGTCGCTCACGAGCCTGAGCCTCCTTGCGGTCATCTCGCGTCGGACCATCTGGGAGATAGTTGATTACTGGTCGTACTGCCTGTAGCGACGCTGGAATTGAAACATAAGCAGGGTGAACGTTGACCGAAACGTGCGTTCGCCCAGCCATGCGAGCCGACGGATCTTCAGCCCAATGGTCTGCTCCGCCAGCCGTGATCGTCCTCGCGTGGAACAGATTATCAAAGCGGCGGAACAGTTGTCGTCGTCGGGCGTTCTCTGGCTCTACTGAACCCTTGCGCTCAAGCATCTGCTGAAGTTTAGCAACGGCGTTCTCATCGTTAGAGGTCTTGGCATACTTGAGGATTCGCTTGTTCTCTTCAGAAAGAACTGGGCTGTTAAGGTTCTTCCTGCCCCCGCCTGCAATCTTAGAGACGAGCGCATTACCGCGCTGGGCAATGTCAATTACCTGTGGGTCGTTTGTCTGCAGACTTGGAATGTTCTTTGCCATTACATCTCCCCAAAGTAGTTGAACTTAGCCTCGGCTACTGTCTCTCCAGCAGATCGCATTGCATGTCGCACCGCTACTGCCAGAGCCATTACCGCGTCAGTTTCTAGATTCCGATCCTCTAACTTATACCCCAGAAGTTGCCTTCGTAGTTCAAGCCAGATCCCCGACTTAGGGAACTTGATCATTTCTTTATCTATAATAGTCTTAAGGTCAGACAGGATTTCTAACTTCTTAGATTTAGTACCTGCAAAGTCTACCTGTCTTAACGGTTTGATTATACTCAACTCCTGAGCAAACATCTTACCACCAAATCCTGTATTATCAATGATAGTGGTACAATGACTTCCCTGATTATACAACAGATGGCTCTCTCGTAGCATATTTACTAAGGAGGTAACGGTTTGACGACCAGATTTCTTGCGGCAACGCACGCCTTGCATGCTCTTCTTGTCTGTAAAGTCAAGGATAATCGCCCAAGTGGAGTCCGAAGCAATGGCTGGGTCGCACCCCTGAACGTACCGCCTCTTAGCCACTGGCTCCTGCTCGTCAGGCATTGTATCGTCAAATACCTTCTCCACCTGAGGAGCATTGAAGTACGCTTCCCTAGCCTCAATAAAGTACCCGTCAATGTTCTGTGGAACAAGGTAGGCAACCTGCTGTCGGACAATGGAATCAAAGTTCTCTTGAGTAAGCCCGTAGCCAATGTTATCCCTAGTAGACATTCGGAACGAGATAAACTGGGAATCCCGCTCGCTATTCTCAGGATTACCAAGTTCCCAAAGATCCGCGTAATCGTTGATGCCCTCCGTAGGGGTAGAGATAAAGTGAAGTTGTCCGCCAGTAGAAAGGCGGCGAAGGTTCAAGACCTCTTGATAAACGGTCATGAGATGGGAATCAAACGCCGCTTCGTCAAACGAGATGCCGTTCATATCTTTACCGAGGAGGGCTTTCGCCTTGTCTTGCGTCGTACGAAAGTGGATGCTCGCACCGCCGACCGCCTTGTTGAACTGGAACCAGAGGTACTCGCCGCGATACTTCTTGTTGAAGGTCGCGATCTGTCCCAACTCCATAAAAAGTGGAGCCTTCCGCCCTTTCTGCGCTGGGTGAATACCCTGCGAGATCATGGTCAACTCGCGAAACACAAGTTCGGCGGTTTCCTGTTGGATGCCGATGTGATACCACTCGTACGGCTCCTTGATCCAGCGCAGTGCGTCGTCCGAATCTCCAGCAAGTGGTGGCTTGACCCCAAGTTTATAGAACGCGGAGTGGAAGATGACGAGAGCCATAGCAATAGTCTTGCCAGCGCGATTGCCCGCGCTTACTACCGTGGTGAGGAACTTGGGAGACCAGCCATTCTCAGCCCGTTCTACACAAGAACGCGCCCACCGTTGCTGCCCAGGGTTCATTATGATTCCGAGGAATCTCTCGGCAAAGAAAACTGGATCTTCCCTACCAGCCTTTAGGTCTTCTAGGAGACTAGACACGCTTGGCTTTGTTACGGGCGCTGATTGCTGCAGCCTTCCGCTTTGCGTCAGCCTTGCTGCTTGCACCCCATACCCGTAGGCTCAGGAGTAGGCGGGTAGGCTTGCCGTTAGCATCGTACTCTGCTCCAGGCATTCCACCCATTCGGGCAAGGAACGACGCACGGCGCGGGTTATCCCCGCTCTTAACTGGAGCCTTGAGCGTGCCGCCCTTATAAGACGCACGACCCTTGGCGTTCAGCCCGCCTGCTGGGTTCTTTCCTTCTTTACGGGACCACGCTGGACTAGACACAGAGTTTGTGCCTCCATAGGAATCGGGTATTAGCCTTAGCGCCGACGAAGTCCTTGACTAGTAGTCGGTTGGCTTCCTTCATTGTCTCAATCAGTTTGCCGCACCCACCGCAGGGCTTTGGTGTCCAGAACGTCTGGTTAGGCTTTGCGCTTGCGAGTTTTGCTGGCTTCTTGCCCGCCATCTTGAACCTCCTTGAAATCAGGGAGCGGCAATACCTTTGCCAAAGGAGTAGACAACGAGTCAGCCCCACGCTCTGTCTCCGTATCCCAGACGTGGTTTAGCACGTCAAAGACCATACTGCCAACCGATGTCTGAATGGTATTCAGCAACCGTTCAACGCCAGCATAGTGTACATGAATAAGTTCATGCGCAATAATACGGCGCTGATTCTCTGGTTTCTCTTTCCAGAAATCCTCCGAAAGACGAATCGTCGCAGACCAGAGGTTCTCAGAAACCTCAATGTCTGCGTACGAATCGTCTGGCGGCAAAGACTCTGAAACCTTTACATCCCATTGCTTAAGGTTAAGCAAGGGGAGGGCTTTGGCGATATACGCCTGAGCCAGTTCCCTCTTTGTCATATTCCCCTCCCAGGGATTACTTCTTGTTAAGTTCCTTTGCTACCAACTGAACAAGGGCTGCAAGTGCAGCGCCGCCAATCGCGCCCTTTACAGCGCCTCGCTTGGCACCCTGCTTGCCGCGAGCAGAAACAGTTGCCTTGCCGATAGTCCTTGCAACAAACTTGCTGACCTTTCGGTCGGACTTATATTCCTTTTTTCCTTCTGTTGCCATATTTTCTGAGAGCCATTCCGATGCTTGGCTATTGCGACCCAACCTAGTCCTATAGCCAGCACTCATTACCCCAGTTCCAAATTTATCAGGAACTTGCTTGTAGCGAGTGCTTCCCCAGTTATCCTCTCCACTAGGAACATCCTTGGAGCGACGAATATCATCTGTAGTTGGGTAGCGACCACTCATTGAAATATCGTTGAGCGCCGAACGTCGCCCAGCAGCGCGACCGCGAGCAGCCCCCGCAGCAGCGCCGCCAATTGCGCCGAGCGCAACAAGTCGTGGGTCAAAGCCATCCTTATTTCGTGGTGGAAGTGAACGCTTAATACGCTTAACAATCTTCTTCGGAGCCATAATCAACCTCTATCTTTCTTATTATTACCAGCGAGATGCGAGGCAAACATTGCCGCGATCCCCAATATACTACCGCGCTTACCACCGACAGCCTTGCCAGTTCTTAGCGTCCTTCTAGTTGCGCCAATCATCCTGTCCGTTTGTCGGACTTTGCGACCTACTCGCGTTGCCCCAGTAATCAGCGCGGAATCTTTCTTACCACGATTCTTTGCTTTGTTCGCAAGATCGTAAGGCGCTGCATCAGCACCCGCCTTGGCTACTTGACCAACGCCAATAAGTGCATCTCCAACAGAAATGCTTTTCTTTGCGCGAGCACCTTGCCCTGCTGCTGCCAATCTCTTGCCGCGAGCCAACTCTACTCCAGCCGCACGACCAAGAATTGTAGATGCACGCTTATTATTGCTTAGCCTAGCAATGTCGCCTGTTATTGCTCCGCGAATTACTTCCGTAGCGACGCCAGTGTTTAACGGCTTAGCCTCTTTAGTCCTCTTTGGCTTTGCTGGCTTATTACCCTCAAGGTAAATATTAGCAATGCGCTCAAGTTCAGGGTCTACCCCGTACTTAACCTTTACTCTTCGTAGTGTCTTACGCTTCACCATCTGTAATCTCCATTCTTATTTCTCGTGCAGATCCTTCAATCACTGCAACACCGCCAAGTACTTGAGCCAGCATGATGGTTAGGTCGCGATCTGTTGACTTCTCATTCCGTCGGTCAATGATCTCCTGCGCCCGTAGCCCCTCCGCTAACGTAGGAAGAAGTATACCATCTTCCAGCATAAGGTTTACTTGGTTTCGTACCAGCGAAGCCAAATCAACCTCAGATTTAATGGTCTTCTGCTGGCGCTGTAACACTTCGGCAGCCTCCTTGCGCTTCTTCTCAAAGGAGTCAATGAGATGCTCGCGCTTGTGGCGACCAAGAGTGATGCGGCTAATGTATCCGCCCTGCTCCTTGAGCCAATCGGCAATACGGCTGTCTGGCAGCCCCTCTTTCATCTTCTTATTAATAGACTCTACGAAGGGTGAGCGGCAAGCGTGGCAACCCGTAAGGACTGCGGCTAGTTCAGACATTGCGGGTCACAGACCTACGGATTTGGCTAAGCAGGGTGTTGACCTTAACTACCGCTTTCTTAGGCGCTACGGGCTTCGCAGGAGCCACTACGGGCTTCCTAGTGAAGATCAGGCAACGCTTATGTGGGGCATCTCCCTTAGAGGAGGCAATCTGCTTAAGTTCTGCCAATGTTACAGGGACGGCGTAGGACTCACTGCCCTTGCCCGACATGGTTGGGTCAGCCCACTGAGCGCCCTTCTCGTGCTGCGATGCGCAGGTCATGTGCCCGTAGGTCTTACCTGGCTTGCGAACCTGATGCTTGCGATGCCAGTCGCTCATCTTGACTGGCGGGTAGTTCTTTGCTTGCTCTACGTTGATGCCGATGACCGCGCCAGCAGCCAGAGCCTTGAGCACATCATCCCACGACTTGGCGTAGCGGGCTGCAATGCCAGCCTTCTTAGCCCCAGCCACAAGTTGCGCAAGCGATGTAGGGTCTGGGAAGCCGTCTCGGTCATGCCGACCCACGGATTCGCCAATGACAAGGGCTTGCTTGGTTGCAAGAGTAGAGCCAGTCAGGTGGTTGATCGCGCAGGCTAGTGTTGACCACGCGCAGTCGTCCATCCAGTTATCTTGAACTCCTGGTTTGCCAACCTCAATGGAGTCGCGCTGGGTAACAATTTTAAGTAGGTTCATTATTTTCCTCAAGTCTTAATAATAAAGTTCAACAACGTAGCCTTAGGAGTTAGTGTACCACCCGCGCTAGATGATGTTACGGATGTTGCGCCAAGAGACGTAACTCCACCAGTAACGGTGTGGGTAAGATTGGTGCTTTCTGCACCAGAGGTTGTGGCGGCAATATCTGTGGAGTGTGTGTGCGTAGAACTTGCGACAGTTCGCTCCGTGCTACCTGTTGAGTGAAAGAACGTTGTGTTGCTGCTCGGCGCTCCAGAAGCAGTAGATGCTGGGTTAACGCTGTGTGTATGGTCGCCGTGTGTGGAAACGGCAATGGTGTCCGCGTGGGCGTGCGCAATGTTAGTCGTATGGTCGTGGGCTGTAGCGTTTGCCGTGTTTGGCGCAAACGTACCAGCGTTATTGCTGAGTGCTCCAACGGCGGCAAGACCAGCGGCAAAGCGGTCGCGCATATCTGGGAGGGTAAATGTCCCAGATCCCACCCCAAAGACTGCCGCAAGATCTGGGTATGCTGACTGGTTGTAAGTAGCCCCGTCTAGGAACAGCCAGCCAGTTGGAGAACTAGCCGTAGCCCACATAGCCACAGTACCAGTTACGATGCCTACGCCCGTTGCTCCAGTTGCCCCAGTTGCACCCTGAATCCCCTGAATTCCCTGAATCCCTTGCGCACCAGTTGCTCCCTGTGGTCCAGTCGCCCCAGTCGGTCCAGTTGCGCCCGTCGCGCCAGTTGCGCCAGTCGGTCCAGTCGGTCCGACGGCACCAACGTTGACGATCATTAGGAGAACGGCGTGGTTATTTGAGAATCCTGTAGTACCAGTTCCTGCGCTTTCCACAAGCGTGACTGGGTAGTTGTTCCACGTGCTGTTGTAGGTTGGTGTTGAAGTTACTTCCCACTTCTGATAGTTTGCGGCGTCGCTAGTATCCTGAATAATAAGGAAGTCGCCAAGTGCTACGAGATCCAGGAATACCTCGTCGTCCTGATTGTCGCTGTCTACGTGATTGACCCTTAGCGCGGTAGCACTTACCTGCGTTGCGTTGTCCCATCCAAGGTATTGGCTATCTGGATCGCCAGATGTGTTAGTGGTCTTGGCTTTATAGTGGTAGTGAGAGGATGATCCGCCAGTTGCACCTGTTGCACCCGTGGCTCCAGTTGCACCCTGAATACCCTGAGGACCTGTTGCGCCAGTCGGACCAGTCGGACCCGTAGCACCAGTAGCGCCCGTATCGCCTGTTGCACCCTGAGGAATGCTAAAGTTGAATACCGCTGCGCTTGAGGATCCGCTGTTAGTAACTGCTGCTGAAGCACCAGGAGATAGCGTGGCGGTCGTGCCAACGTTAACACTTGCTGCTAAACCAGTCGCTCCCGTAGATCCCGTAGCGCCCGTCGCGCCCGTTGGACCAGTCGCCCCCTGAATACCTTGCACGCCCTGAGCGCCAGTGGCTCCAGTAGCACCAGTAGCACCAGTATCACCGCGTGGAATAGTAAAGTTAAGGATCGGGTCATGGGTCGTGCCACTGTTCGTGACAGAGGCAGTGCTGCCAGCAGCACCAGTCGTAGTTGTGCCAACCGTGATCGTAGCATCGGTCGGGACTCCATTAGTCTCAAGATCAAGGACACGGTCTTCTAGATCCTGATCTTCGTTAATAGAATCCCAGATAAACTCAGGATCACCATGGCTGACTTCGGTAACAAACTCTTCATAGTATTCGTCGGGCAGCGTAAAGATTGTTCCCGCTGGACCCTTGAAATATAGTCCATTCCATAGGATATCAATCCTCTTTGTCGCATGGAACTTAGCCACTTAGTCCTTCTTCTTGCGCTTACTCTCACCATCAAGATGCCGAAGTGCCATCACCGCAAAACTGAGTAGCCCAGATGCCTTAGCAGCCTTCCGAACATTGGCGGATACTTCCATCTGCTTAGCACGGGTGCGAACTTCGGACTTCGGGAATCCCGTATCGCGGAGCGCCTTTAGCGCGAGGAAGTCCCTAACGTCCTTCTTGCCACCAGTCTCAGCAAGTTGCGAGAGAACAGCGTCTTGGAAGGTAGGCTTTCGCGTTACCGTTCCGACACGCTTGGGTCCGCGCTTCGCTGGCTTGGCTGCCCCTGCAAGGATACCCTCACCAGAGACAACCGTCTTGGTAACGGCTCGCGTTGCAGATGCTGGAACAACTGGTTCCTTTGTAGACTCTACGGTTGGGGTGTTCTGCTTCCGAACACGGATCTCGTCCTTAGCATTTAACTTTGCGCGACCCGCTTCAGGGGTCTGCGGAAGGAGTTTTACCACCTTGGGCTTGGCTGGTT